GGGTGTTGGCGACATCATGATCAAGTTCACCGATGATGGTGAGCGCGTCTGCTGCAGCCGTGAGTTCCAAAATTCAATTGATGATTCCGTACATGAAAACCTGAAGCAAGAAATCGATCGGCTCGGTGTCGAAGGGTTCACTATCCTGAACAATGAGATACGTTCGAGCAATGGCGGCGTTATATTCTATAAGGGTTTGGCGCGTAACATTACTTCCCTGAAGTCGTTGGCCGGCGTTAAACGATTGTGGATCGAAGAGGGTGAATCGGTCAGTGATAAGAGTCTCAAGGTGTTAACACCATCCATCCGTTCGAGTGCATCGGCTAACCTGGAAGAAGATGATCCGCCTGAGATATGGATTACCATGAATCGGGGCTCATCGGCTGATGCGGTTGCGAAGAAATATCTAATGCGCGCTGAAGCTGAACTGAAACGATGCGGGCGATATGAAGATGATTTAATTATGGTGGTCGATGTTAACTGGCGTGATAACCCTTGGTTCCCGCCTGAACTCGAACAAGAACGCGCTGATGATTACGAGAACTTACCACGCGCTGAGTATGATCATATTTGGGAAGGTCACTACAACGATACGGTAGCGAATGCGATCATTAAACCCGAGTGGTTCGATGCTTGTATCGACGCACACAAGATACCTAGGCTCAAGGAAGCATTCAAACCGCGTGGTGCAATTGTGGCCGCACACGATCCGTTTGATGGTGGTAAAGATGCGGGCGGGCTTGCTATCCGCCACGGTTCGGTAATTACGCGCATCGCTGAGAAATTAACCGGTGAGATCGATGAGTGTTGTGATTGGGCTACCGATGAAGCATTGAAAGCCGGTGCTGATTGTTTCGTTTGGGATGGTGACGGTATGGGGACCGGGCTCAAACGACAGATATCAATAGCGTTTGCCGGTACTCGAACCGAGTATCACATGTTCAAAGGATCACTATCGGGTAAGGGTCAGGATAACGCCGGAAAGCCTTACATGCCGCAATCAGGCGATGATAGCAAGAGTAAGAAAACATACGCTCAGACGTTTAAAAATAACCGTTCACAATATTATATCGACCTGGCGAACCGGTGTTACGCAACGTATCGATGTGTTGAGAAAGGTGAATACGTTGATCCCGATGAAATGATTAGCTTTGATTCGGGTGGAATAGATAACATTACTAAGCTAAGATCAGAAATGTGCCGGATACCAAAGAAGAAAAATCCTGTAGGGTTATTACAAATTATGAGTAAAGACGATATGCGATCGATGGAAATTGATTCCCCGAATATGTCCGATTCGTGCATGATGGTGTTATATAATCCTGAAGTTGCTGAAATAATCGATCTTCAATTCGATTCGGAGTTTTAACCAATGGCTGATGATAAACTCGCTACTATCCACCGCGAAGCCCTTCAACATTTCGATGAAGTGTGGAATCAGGAACGTGATCAACGAACGTTAGCGATCGAAGATATGCGCTTCGCCCATGCTGAAGATGGTCAGTGGGATGAGGAAGCTATCACCAAACGTAAGGACCGGCCCAGGTACACGCTGAACCGTGTCGCGGGTGCTATCGATCAAGTATGTGGCGGGCAACGCCAGAATCGAACACAAATCAAAGTGCGACCGGTAACGGATGGTTCGGATGATGTCGCTAAGGTTGAAATGGGGCTCATTCGTAATATCGAGGCGCGATCCGATGGTGAAAGTATTTATGATGCTGCATTCGATGAGACTGTAACGGGCGGATACGGTGGGTGGCGGGTGTTAACTCAGTTCACCGATGATGATTCATTCGAACAGGATATCGTTCTCGCACCAATTAAATCAGCCGCTTCATCACTGTACTTTGATCCAAGCGCTCAGAAGTACGATAAGCGTGATGCACTGTGGGCATTCTATCTCAAGGATATGACGCTCGACGCATTCAAGAAGAAATTCCCGAATGCAACCGTTGTTGATTTCAGCGATAAAATATACAGTTCCGGTAATTGCACCGAATGGTTCCGCGATAACTTGGTTCGTGTCGCTGAGTATTGGGTGGTTGACCTGGTACCCGCTGAAATAGCGTTAATGTCCGATGGTCGAGTGCTTAATATCACAGAAGAGCAAGCGGTCATTGATGAACTGGCGGCACTCGAACCACCCGTAACGGTTGTTAAATCTCGTAAGACTCAGGTTCGCCGGATTCATAGTTACATCATGAACGGCGCTGAAATCCTGAAGGGTCCGATGAAATGGGCGGGTAAGTATATCCCGCTGATTCCTGTCTACGGTCGAACATTCAATATTGAAGGTAAGGAATTTGTACGCGGTATTACTCGCTTCGCTAAAGACCCACAACGAATTTATAATTATGCAACTTCGAATGCAATCGAGGTTACGGCGCTTACACCTAAAGACCCGTACTGGTTGACCCCCGCGCAAGCGAAAGGGCATCAGGCTAAGTTGCGTTCATTCAATACCGCGAATACCCCGTTCATGCTGTATAACGCTGATCCTGAATCACCTGGACCACCAGCACGAACCGGTGCGCCGCAACTGCAGCAATCATTGATTCAGCAAGTCTCACAAGCCGCTGATGATATACATGCAACAACAGGTCTATATGCGCCCGCGATGGGTAATGCACCTCAGTTACTGAGTGAGAAGTCAGTCATCGCACAAGCCGATAAGGGTGATCGAGCTACATTCGTATTTACCGATAACTTGCATAAATCAATTAAATTTACCGGCGATATCCTGGTTGATCTGATGCCGCGCATTTACGATACGCAACGAGTGGTGCGCGTGTTGAACTTCGATGGAACCACTGAGAATGTGGAAATCAACGCTAAAGCGATCAGTGATTTCAATCAGCCGGTGATGGATGAACAAACCGGTGAACAGGTTATCGTGAATGATTTGGCGCGTGGTAAGTACGAAACGTTTATCGAAGCGGGTCCGGCGTTTAACACGTTGAGACAAGAATCGGCGCAACAATTAATTGAACTGGCAACCGGATCACCACGATTCGAAGCGTTGGCAACTGATTTGATCGCTAAGAATCTGAACGTACTGGAAACGGACGAACTCACTAAACGAGTGAGAAAACAAATGATTCAGGAAGGTATCGTTGATCCTACTGAAGATGAAATTAAAGAAATGGGGTTAGATCAACCGCAAGAACCGAACCCTGAACAACAGGCATTGCTTGAGAATATTCAGTTACAGAATACTGAAATCATGGCTCGGGTTGAAAAATTGAATTCTGACACTGATTTATCGGATGCGAAAACGCTTGATACTAAAATGACTTCCCAGGCTCGGGCGATCTCAGCGTATAAAGATTTAATCGATGCATACGATAAACAAGCTGAGTTAGGTATCGATTTAGGCATCAGCGAACAGCAACTGAAAAATGCTCAACAGGGGATAATTGAATTATCTCAGGAAGAGTTAGTTGCAAATAACACATAAATTGCTAGTATTGCTTTAAGTTGACCGCTACTTAGTGCGGGCTATCACTCCTAGAGGCTATGAAAATGACTGATGAAACTGTTGCAGACGAGGTTGAAATTGATCCACTGGCGGAAAAAACTGTTGTAGCACCGCCACCACCGGATGATAAAACCCCCTCTCAGCCACCCGAGGAATCATCACCCTCAGTTGATACGAAACCTGCTGTTGATCCAGTTCAGGCCCGTATCAATAAAATCACGGCGGAAAAATATGGTGAGAAGCGCCGCGCCGATGCTGCTGAATTAAGGTTAGCTGAGTTGGAAGGTAATCAAACACCTGTTGCACCAACTGAAGCGCCGAAGCTGGAAGATTTTGATTTTGATGAGGCTAAGTTCAACGCGGCCACAATTGAATATCAAGTTGATCAGCGATTTGCAGCCCAGGCAACGCAAGGACAACAGCAAGCTGCAGATGATGCGAGGCAAAATGCCGCCGCTAATTTTGCGACTAAAGAGGCTGAGTTCGGAGCGACAACCCCTGATTATTCTGAGGTTGTTAAAAATATCCCGCAACTCCATCCTGATACGCTTGATGTGATTTACTCAATGGAAAACGGGCCTCAACTGGCTCATTACCTGGGATCACATCTTGATGTTGCTGATAAAATTGCGAACGCTTCCCCCGTTAACGCTGCTGTGGAATTGGGTCGGATCGCTGCTACATTGGCGACATCGACAAAAACAGTTGAAACAACATCAGCGCCGGAACCGGTTGATACTCTTGCAGGGGCTGCAGGTGGGGTTGGAAAACCCCTCGATGATATGTCAATGGATGAGGTAATGCATTTACCGTAACGGCTAAATTAATGGAGTGATTAGTTATGTCTAATGATTTTAAAAATACGTCGCTCGTGACGAAATTCGCTGTAAAAGCATTTCTGAACGCGCTCATGATGGGCCAAAAGGTAGATCGTCAACTTGATGAGAAGAATATTTTCTCGGGTAAAGTTGGTGCAACTGCTAGTGTTCGTCGTCCTATAATGTTCGAAGCAACCGATGGTGTTTCTCTAACCACTCAGGATTTAGAGGAAGCACTTGTTTCCGTTTCATTGGATAATCGCAAGCATGTTGGTTTTCTGGTTACTTCAGAAGATTTAGCACTTCGAATTGAAGATGCGAACGAACGTTATATTATCCCTGCGATGGAAGAACTCGCACAACAGGTTGAATCAGCGATTGCGGCTGAATACACTGAAATTCCCAACTTCATCGGTACGCCTGGAACTACCCCTTCGACTTTCCTCGATGTGGCGAATGCCGGTGCTGAACTGTCGAAATTGGGTGTTGCGCTGGATTCTCGTTGTGCATTCTATGATTCAAAGGCTTCGGTATCCCTGGCTAACGGCCTGAAGGGTGTATTCCCTCAAGGTGTTGCTAAAACCGCTATTGAAGAGGCTACAATCGGTCGATACGCTAAGTTTGACGTATTCGAGTCTAACAGCCTGAAGAGTCACACGGTCGGACCTGCTACCGGTACGATCCTGGTTGATGGTGCTTCGCAAAACACGACCTATTTACTTGCGAAAGATACTGATACTCAGACTATAGTTCTCGATGGTGTCGCTGATACTTCAGCCGCTGCAGCGTTTCTTGCTGGTGATGTTTTCACAATTGCAGGGGTTAATTCAGTTAATCGCCGCACTCGTGAAGATACCGGTGATTTGCAAACATTTGTTGCTACCGCTGATTCAAATGCATCGAGTGGCACATCTGCTGATATCACTGTGACAATTGCACC